TAATTATCAAAACAAATTCATCCTTGTAGTCGTTTTGACGTGCTTCTAAAAGTTTACCCTGGTAAGCCTCCTCACCACGAGCCATTTTTTCAGCATGCATAAGCTGTGCGTCTGACATAGCCATTTTTGTTTTTTGTCTATTTGCGTATATCTTACTTCCTGCTTGTAACGCTATTTTTGCTAAACTAAACCAAGCCATCAAGCTCTCCCTTCTTTTTTTCTAATTTTATTTTTACCCTGTTTAAAAATATTTGCAACTGCAGTTTTTCCCATAACCTTAGCTCTCTGTTCACCCACAGTTAAAATTTGTATTTTTCTTGCAAAAGGTTTGTTAATATTTGAAACTTTACTCACTGTATTTTTTGCATCTTGAACTGTAGCAAATTTAATTCTTACAGTGTCTTTAGGATTCTCATCTGTATATAATCTTCTATCAGAACCCTTTGGTTTTTTTCCTGTTCCTATTTTTGGATCTTTACTCATATTTTTTTAGTATGTCTTTTTTTTCTTGGGCGTCAACAGTTTTTTGTAAAAGTTTATCTATTTCCTCTAAATGTTGAGGGTGTTCTCCAATACCAACGGGATTATCTAAATATATTTGAATTGTTGAATCAGCTTGAGCTATGTCAGCATCATATTTTTTATTCAATGCTTCTAATAATTTTTGTCTTAAACTCATTTAACACCTGTAAATTTATGACCTTTTATTGCAGCTCCCATTCCTCTTATACCATCAGGTCTTGATGGACATGAAAACTTATATGTCTTTGTCATTTGCCCTTTTCGAAATTTTACTGGCGGAACTTGTGAGTTAGGACCTTTTAGAGGAGGGGGCCCGCTAGAGACCCCTCCACTCTTGTAGGCTTGAAAGGGGAAAAAATCTTTCGGCCTAAAAGACGCGATTTGAGTTGTATCAGATTGAATTGGTTTTTTCAAAATCTTTTTTAAAGGTTCATCATTATTATTATTATTTAATTTTGGTGTAGTTGGTTTGGGTGTAGAGAATGTATAAATGGGTGAACCTGATAATCTTGCTTTAGCGGTATCTTTTGCAACTTTAGGTGTAATCGCCTGTTGTATTTTTGTTCCAGCTTTTTTTGCAGCGCTATATGCGAGCCCAGCACCGCTAACATCAAAAACAGTTTTACCTATTATGCCAATTGCTGATGAAGTAGCTGTATCCGATTTTAGTCCTGTATCTTTTATAGCTTGTGCAGTTTGACTATCGCTGCTACCACTTTGATCAAAACCGTAGGTTTCAGTAGTCCCTCTACCTCCCATTTCTGGCGAACCTTCAAAACCAGTAGAGCCACCTCTTCTAAATTTTTTATTTTTTAATTTTTTTCTTTTGTACATCTAATTTCTCTCTAGCAACTCTTATTCTTTCATCATGCTGCTCTTGATTGTCCTCTAATTTCATTTTTTCTATATCTAATCTTTCTTCAACTTCTTGTTCTTTTAATTCGAAGTTCATTTGGTTTTCAGATGCTTTTCTTTGTAGATCTAAAGCTCTTAGATCTAATTCTCTTTGTTTTAAAGCTACTAATGGATCTTGGTTTGCAGCTCCCTCTGATTGAGCCAGCTCATTTGTAATTTGTGATACTTTTACAGCTATCATAGCATCAATTTGTAATTGTGCTCCTTGTGGATCATCTTGTAACATCATTTGCATAGCTGGATCATTAGCAATTGCAGCACCAACTTCACCTTGTGCTTTTAGACTAACATGCTCTGAAATGTGTCCCTGTAATAAAGCATAAACCATTGGATTAATTTGAACCATTCTAGTTGCCATAAACGCTCTATGAGCTGCAATATGCGCATCATGGTTTTGTTGTGGGAAAGCTTTAGGTATTTTCATTTGTAATGCTTCCATATTCTCAATAGCAGGGTCTTTTGGTGTTGGTACCTCCTCAGGTCTTAGCACATTGTCAATATCTTTAGTGCCTAATGCTTCATAAACCCTACGATATGCCTCTCTCACGTTATGAAGTTGAGGTGCAGATAGTGCAATCTTTAAATTTTCATTAGCAAGTGTCACTCTTTGCGATAAAGAAAAAATATTTGGGTCAGCAACGGGTATTACATCGACTCTTTCGTCAAAATCAAGCGATTTTATCATTCTATCAGCACCATAAACCGAATAAGGGTACATTGGTGGCAAATATGTTGAAAAAATTCCTGCTAAAAGTCTAAATTCTTTACGCATTGCATAATAACATCGCTTATGTATCGCTGACATTACACGTGAACCACGTTCAAGTAGTGCAATTGTACTTCCAACAGCTCTATTTTGTGCATCATTGCCAACATCCATCTCTGTTATGGCTGCAAATCTCTGTCCAGCTTGCACAACAAAACCTAATAAGCTGTATAATGTTTGTGAAGGCTCTTTAAATGGTAAAATTTGGAATTGATCCCTTATGTTTCCACCAGGCGCGTCTACATCTCTGAACTCTCCAGGTTGAAATGGCTGGTCATCGTCTCTAATTCTTATGCCTCTAGACTTAAATCCTGCTGGTAAGTTAGATAATGTACCTGCATCTAGTAATTGTCTTAGTGCTTGAGTAGCGGTTCTAGATAATCCTCCTATCATATGAATTAAACCAAAGCCATAAAAACCTAAACCTGGCAAAAATTTGTAATGAACAAAATATTCTTTACGTTTTTTTGTTTCATCTGCCATATCATAGTTTCTGTAGATAGATAAAACTTCACCTGAACCCTCATCAATAGTTACGATGTATGGAATCTTAACTTGTTTTTCTGGATCTTGTATTTCAAACTCTTCAATATTTAAATCAACATGCATTTCTAATATATTGAAATTAGTCGCTTGATCACCAGTTGGTGTTATACCTTCTAACTCTTCATATTTTTTTTGTATTTGTGATTTTTCTGCCTGAACAGGTTTCAATTCTACATCTCTATAGAATCCTGCTTTTTGTTGTTTAAGAATATCATTCTCACCCATTTTAACAACGTGAGTAATTCGCTCACAATCCATTAAATCTGTTGCATAGTAAGGTACAACTAAATCTTCAGCGGGTACAAATTTAGCAACAGCTCTTTGCATTATGTCATCGTAATAGACTTTTTTAAATGCAGATCCCGCAAGAGGTAAATAAAATAATAACTGATCCATGTCTGGAGTGTATTCCTCCATTTTTTCAGTAATCATGTAATTCATAAATTCTTGAACACGCTGAGCTTGATTAGCTTTAGCGTCATCTTCGTTACCAACGACTTTTGCTCTAACTGGACCATCGCTTGGTAATAACTCTTTGTATGCTTGTGCTTGGAATTGTGTAACAGCTTCTCCAAGTAAAGGATGAGTTACACTAGCAGAACCTCTAAATGGTCTAGTCATATCTTGGTATTTAAAACCTAATAAATCTAGACCACTAGTATATGATGTCTCCCAATCCTTTCTTGAAACTTTATCTTTTTTGTACTCATCAACTAAACTTTTAGAAATTCTTTGAAGAACTTCATCACTCAAATCTAAAGCAATGTTTTTATAAAATTCTTCTGTCGCATCGATAGCTTGTTCTTTTGTTACAGGTTCTTCTCCCTCTAACTCAATATCAACCGCCTCCTGCTGCGATTCATCTATCGCAGTTTCTAATGTTTTATCGATTTCAGCCATTAGATAATTTTTGTTTTTTTAGTTCTCATGACTTGACCTTGGCCTCTTGTTACCATAGCGCCACCCATAGCCTTAATCATTTTTCCTTTTTTAGCTCCCATACCTGGACCAAATGCATCTATACCAAAAAATTCATCTTCTGGCATTTGAATTTTACCTTTTGGTAATAATGGTCTTAGTGGGTTACCCCCTTTAACTCCTCTTTCTTTTATAAAAGCTGGCACTCTTCTTTTGTTCATTTCAGTGGCTTTCATTTTTTTTGCGCCACTAACATCTGGCTTGCTAAGTGCAGAACCTGCTAAACCTAAAGCTAAAGTTGCAAGCAATTTATTTCTTCTTCTTGATTTTTTCGACATGTCTATCTCCTAAATTAGTAATATACGTATTTGTTATCTTTGTACAATGGTTTCTCATCCTCGTCAGCATAAGTTGATACAAAGTAACCCTGTCGGTATCTTAACATAGCCTGAGTTGTACTGTCCACATAATCGTCGTTTTCTCCATGAGGAAACGCAGCACATTCTTCAATAACCTCTTCAGCAAATTTTTCGCCGTGAGGATAAAATACTTGTCCACTTTCAAATATAGGGGCACAGGCGTTGACCCGTGTATGTTTATCTTTGCCTTTTGATGGAACAAAATCAACTACAGGTATACCCATTCTTCTAAGCTCAAAAATAAGTGGCTGGCCCGAGGCCTTTGCCTCTATAATCACGGTCTCCGGTTCCCAGTATTTATATTGTTCTAATGCTAAAGCTTTTAATTCTGGAAATTCTAATTTACCTCTAACAGCATCGAGTAACATAATTGAATTTTGTTCTGATTCATTTTGTTGAAAAACTCCCCACGTCGTAATCGCTGAATAGTCTGCAGTTTGTTTTGCAGAGAATGCTGTATCGTAAGATTGTATGACATGTTTAAGATGAGGCATAGGTCCGTGAAACGGGATCCACCAGTCACGCTTCAAGATGGCTCCTTCTTCTGAAGTTGGTTCTTGCATGTATTGTGCCGACCAATTTCTCACGGACAACGAAGCTTTAACTTTTTCTAATTCATCTAGGTTCCAATACTCTGGCCATACTGGATTACCACTAGGTAAGATTGCAGGAAAAGAAATTTGTTTCCATTTATCTGCTTTAGGTTCTGTTTGTGATTTAATCAATCTTCCCGTCAAATCGTCCTCGGCCCAACGGGTCATAACTAAAACAATAGATCCACCTGGTTGTAAACGTTGTCTGGGTCCTGATAAATACCAATCGAAAGTTCTTTCCATGGCTGAATCAGATAATGAATCTTGTTCAGTGTGTGGGTCATCAATAATCAAAAGATCCGCCCCTCGTCCTGTTATAGAACCGCCAACCCCCGCTGCATAATATTCACCCCCATGATTAGTCTCCCAACGTCCTTTTGCTTTTGAGTCTTCTCTAAGTTTAACATCTCCAAAGATTTCTTTATACTCTTTGCTATCAATTAAATTTCTCACCTTTGCACCAAACCTAGCGGATAGTTCTGCGTTGTGTGAGACTTGCATTAGTTTCATTTTAGGATACTTACCAATCATCCATGCAGGAAAGTAAATGGATGCAAATTCTGATTTAGTGTGTCTTGGAGGCATATTTACAATAAGCCTGCCTTTTTTATTTTGTGCTATTTCAGTAAACTCTTTAGCAATAATTTGATGATGCCCCCAATCATCTGGTTTTTTCTCTGTACGACAAATAAATTCTGGCCATACGTTTTTTACAAAATATAGAAAATTGTCCTGACATAATTTAATATGTTGAATCCAGGTTCTTTCGAGCCTCAAACGTAGGTCATCTGTAGATAATAGATCAGTAGATTTAGACATAAAACCAATTCTCATTGGGTCCCTTTTTTTATGGGTCCCTTTTTGTTTTACCATATACTACATGTATTTGTGATACAAGGCTAAGACTAAGATCGTTTTGTTTGGGCCAAAACGGTGGCAAAATTTTACAAATTTTTTTTCGTTTTTAAAAGTCGGTTGGTACCTCTATTAATTTAACGTGGGTTGTGGCCCGGCGGTCCCGGGCCACGTTGGAGAAATTATATTTTTTTTAAATCTCCAGCTAACATTTTTAAGTTAACCTTCTGGCATCCTATAACTTTTAATAAATCTTTAGGTTTAAATTCCATAGATCTGTCAGTAATTCCTGAATATAAATCTACAGTCAGAACACGCTGCCAAAGCTCATAACCATGCTTTTTAAGGAACTCAAAAAAAGCTCCTTTAATTGTGCTATCTGCATGAGTTACAGCTACTCTTAAATCGTCACCTTTAGTTTTTAGTTTAAAGTGTAATTGATACATTTTTTTTCTCCGTTGTTGTTTATCCCATTAATATAAGATCTTTTATTTTTATTTCAAATGAAAAGGCCCAGAATGGACACAAACATTCTGGGCCTAGTTTAGAACGATTCTAAAGAATCCAGAGGATGCTGCATATGATTAGAGTCAAGGTCCACGGCCTGAAATAAATAAACCTGATCAGGAATCCAATCAAGTTATCCATTAACGAATCCTCCTGCAGCTGCTTTTTTGGCAGAACCTTTTGCCAGTAACCCAACAACCACGCCACGAGGATCTAAAAATCTCAGGTCGTGCTTATCTCCATCAATTACACGTTTACCCTGAAATTTTTTCGGGAGCTTATCTTTAAAAACATAAGCTACATTGTGCCCGGCCTTCAGAGCTGCCATACATTCAGTATTATTAGATCCAGATGCCGAAAAAGTTATTTTATAATTTTTTAGATTATGATCCAGGTGATTGTATACCTTAGTATAATCATAAAAAATTACATCCGGGTGCTGGTCCATCAGGCTGCTGAATCGATGCCATGCTAGGTCACTTGTGCCATTCAGTCGAACCGCAAATTTAAAGCCTTGAGATGCAGCCCGTTTTTTTAATTGTCCAATCTCCTGGCTGAGCTGCTCCAGGAATTTTTTCCGGTCCTTCCAGAATAAATTAGTCTTATTAATTCTAGCCTGTTGAACGGAATTCATCTGGCCCCTGCCAGATGTGTTCAGGCAGAATGCAATGCATTCTTTAGAGGCTTTAGGGCATACGTTTTTACCAGATAATTTATACGGCGCGAGATGTAGAATCGCGGTTTTATAACCGAATTTTTCACCCTTAGCCATTTTAGTCTGGCTGTAATAATTAAGCAGGGGCATCGGTCACCTCCTGCCAGTTATTGTCTCTTTTTACCTTCAGGATGTCTCTGGCGTAAACGCTGCCAGCTTCATTGAATAGGCCTATCTCCGCTGCATTAGAAAATATTAAAACAATATTTTTTAAGCCCCGGCCCTGCTTTACTGATTCTAAGAGCTCACCAGATACTGGAGTACCTAGCTGCTTTGTTAAAATTTTATCACCCTTTACTAGATCTTTATATTTTATCATTTTTTTCCTTCCGTTGTTTAGGCCCTGATCCAATTGTTACGATTCGGACTAGTATGATCGCAATTAAACCAGGGTTGATATCCCATTAGCATAAGATGCCACAACCTGTCAAATGTTTTTTTATTTTTTTTTATTCTGGGCCCGGAGCTGCAGCTCCGGGATTCTTTTAAAATTTTTTTTCTAAAAGGTTAAGAAAAAGATAACGCAAAATCGCCCATATGCATTTTCGCCCATTGCATTTTTCGAGGTTTGAATTTTAAGGTTAAGAAATAGAAGAACGGGACACGCCCATAGGAACTTCGACCATTAAATTTTAAGGTTAAGAAACAAACCCTCGAAGTCGCCGTTAGGCGACTTCGAGGGTTAAATATTCGTGAAGCGTGGTTCTCGCTTCTCGGTCTTTTTTAAAATTTTATTTTCTCACAATGCCAACGCATACAATCAAAGTGCAAGTCCAAAGTGCCGTTGTCATCAACGCCCTCAGCCAAAAGGTTCACGACCCTCGACCCACGTAACTCATATAGTTTGAGACGGCGCAAAGAGTGATCTCTTTGCAAGATAAAAGACC